TCTGGCAGTACTACAATCTACAGTCTACGTGACAAGAAGAACGAGCCTCATTGCACAGTAGAAGTAAGAGGGTCTGCGGTAAATCAGATCAAGGGCAAGGCTAATGGGCCTGTAGATGACAAGTATATTAAATATGTACAAGATTTTGTTATGAAGCCTGTGTCTGGAAAGCAGTATACTAACATAAATGATCTATACAATATAGGACTAATGAAGGTTGATAATAAGTACTACGACATAAATAATCTGCCTGAAAATTTACATGTAAAAGGACATTTAGATTTTGAAGAATCAAACATTAAGTCTTTACCTAAAGGTCTTAAAGTAGGAGGAAGTTTAGATCTCAACTCATGCACAGGTCTTACCTCTTTGCCTGAAGGCCTACAAGTAGGAGGATTTTTAGATCTTTATTTTTGCACAGCTCTAACTTCTCTACCTAAAGGCCTTAAGGTAAAATATAGCTTAGACCTTTTTGGGTGCTCAAATCTTAAGGCTTTACCTGAAGGACTACAGGTTGGTGAAAATTTAGATATTAGAAGATGCCTAAAGATTAGGTCTTTGCCTGAAGATCTAGAGGTTAAAGGTGATATTTATGTTTCTCGAGAAATGGAAAAGTATTTTAAAGATAGTAAGTTTAAGGATGATATAAGAGCATAAAATTTATGTCAATAAAGTATGATGAATTTGGTTTTATAAAAAGGCCAAACACTGAACTTGAATATTCTGAGGAAGATGTAGATAAGCTTACTAAATGTTCTGAAGATTTTTATTATTTTTTATCTCATGTAACAATATTACATCCAGACGATGGCAGAGTAAAATTTGTTCCAAGAAATTATCAAAGAGAGATCTTTGATCTAATTTTAAATAATAACAGAGTAATAATCTGTAGCGGCAGACAGCAAGGAAAGAGTGTTTCTATGGGAGCATATTCTCTTTGGTATGCGATATTTAGACCAGATTCTTATGTTGCTATTGGGTCAAACTCAGCAAGATCTGCGCAGGACTTCTTAGCCAGAATAAAGTTAATGTACGAGGAGCTTGACGAAAAATTAAAACCTGGAATCATTAAATATAATGAAACTTCAATAACATTTGAGAATGGAAGTACGATACAAACTGCAGCAACTTCAAAGGCAGCCTTTAGAGGAAGAACGGTAAATATCCTTTTGCTTGATGAGTTCGGCCACTTGTCTAGTGATAAATTAGCAGCAGATTTTTGGGCATCTAACTACCCGGCAATTTCTGCATCAAAGGATGCAAAAATTATTATAGCGTCTACACCTAAAGGAATGTTTAATCTATTTGGTCAACTTTGGCATGGAGCAATTAACGGAGAAAATGAATTTAAACATTTTAAGACGATATGGAGTGATGTCGAGGGCAGAACTGAAGATTGGAAAAAAGAGCAGATTAAGAACCTAAACAATGACGTAAATCTATTTAGACAAGAGTTTGAATGCTCATTCATTGGTTCTATTTCTACAGTTATTGATCCAGATGTACTTAAAGAAATTTCTAATAATTATATACAGCCCGTGACTACACAACTTAACAAAAAACTTCTAGTATATGAAAAGCCTATAGATGGATGTGTGTATGTAATTGGAGCAGATACAGCAAAAGGCACAGGAGAGCATTATTCTAGTGCCCAGATTCTCAAAGTTGTAAGTTTAAAACCTGTAAAACTTAAACAAGTTGCTGTTTTTAATGATAATATGGTAGATGTTTATAAATATGCAGAGATACTTAATCGTCTTGGAGTCTATTATAACGGCGCCTGGATTGTTTGTGAAAATAACGCAGAAGGATCTGCGGTAGTAAATCAGCTTTGGTGGGAGCTGGAATATTCAAAACTTTACAATTGTGGAAGTAAATCTACAGATCTAGGCATTAGAGCAACAAGAAATACTAAACCTAAAGCTGTTTTATTAATGAAAAAGCTTATTGAGGACAAAAACCTAGAGCTTGTTGATAAAGATACTTTAGACCAATTAAATGATTTTTCTGAGGTGTCTGGTAAATTCAGGTGCAATAACCTTAATGATGATTTGATTTCAGCATTGTATTGGGCGTCATATTCATTAACTTTAGATATTTTAGATGAAAGCTTTGAGTTTACTCCTGCCACTGAAGATGCAGATATATGGGGAATTCTTACAGATTCTACTGAACTTGAAGACTGGACGTGGCTCTCAGGCCCAAGTATTACAATGCAATAAATGTTGTATAAATAGGAGTATTAGATGAGCAAAGTAAGAACAAATATTTTAGAAGGTTATTCTTATGATGATATAATTCAGATACCTACTAGTGTTTCTGGAGAATATGTACAAGAGCTGTTTGATGGAAGCTACGGCGTAACGTATATAAAACCTGGAGATATTATATCTAAAGGCCCATGGGTAGATGCTAGAGCATACGGAACAGATAAGAATGAATCTACAATAGCCGCGGCTATAACAGATATAGGGGCACTTAGCAGAACCCTTGTATTAGCTCCTGGGGTATGGAACATAAATGGAAGTTTAACAATTCCAGCAAATGTTACTACACACTTTTTAAATGGAGCTACAGTAAATTCTCCTGTTGCGTCTTCAATAGTATTTAATGGGGCAGTACTTGCTGGACCATATAGAATATTTACAGGATCAGGTACTATAACAGTAGGATCCAAGACAGTTCTTAAATACTCTGAATGGGATGGAACTACCGGCAATACTGTTACATTTCAAGCTTTTGCTTTTACTCCTAGTTCTGCACCCACATCAGATTACCATATTGCTAATAAGAAATACGTAGATGACCTTATTGCTGCTTTAGATATAATTCCTGCTGGAGTGTATTTTCCCTACGCAGGAAGTGTTGCGCCGGCAGGATTTTTACTGTGTGACGGATCTGCTGTATCAAGAACTACTTATGCAACATTATTTGCTGTTACGGGGGTCTTATATGGTGTAGGTGATGGATCTTTGACATTTAATGTACCAGATCTAAGAACTAGAATACCTGTTGGTAAAAGCGCACTTAACGCAAATTTTACTACACTAGGTCAGACAGGTGGTACAGAAACACATACCTTAACAGAAAATGAACTCGCTCACCATTCTCATTCATTTATTCAATGCGTTCAAGGCGGAACATACGCTGGTGGTGGATCTGGTCCTGCGGCTTTTTATATTGGAAGTTCAACTACAGGAGAATCTGGAGGTAATGTAGCTCATAATAATTTACAACCTTATCTTGTATGTAATTACATCATAAAAACATAATGAGTTGGATAAAGAACCAAGTAAGTAAAAATCACCAAATATTTATTCCTAAGAACTTAGAAAAGTTTGTTGGAACTCATGCTGTATGCAGATCTTCTTGGGAACGTAAATTTTGTGAATGGTGTGATAAAAACCCAGATGTAATTTTATGGTCTAGTGAATCTTTAAGGATTCTGTATTACGACGTAATACAACGAAAATCTAGATCTTATTATCCAGATTTTATGGTTAAAATCAAAACTAAAACTGGTGAAATTAATAGTTACGTTATTGAAATAAAACCAGAAAAAGAGTGTAAAAGGCCAGTTAAAAAGAAGAATGATGCTACATATCTAAAGGAAGTTATAACATATACAAGAAACTTAGCAAAATGGCAGGCTGCTTCGTCATATTGTGAAAAGAATGGAATAGAGTTTAAAATATTGACTGAAAAAACATTAAAACTTTAGAGGATTAGATAATGGGAATGTTATCAGGAGTTAAGAATTATACTAGTAAATTAGATGAGGCGATATCTGCTTTTAAAAATAAAGCTAATACGTCAATATCATCTAAAACTGTTAAAAGCATGTCTGGTGAAGGAATTGAATACTCTCCTCAGTTTGATAGTTTTTCTACATCTTCCTTAAATATGTTTTATTCAAACTATATTAATAAAACGTTCAACAATGAACGGTCTAAGATTGTTAATTATAGAAATATTGCTGAAATGCCAGAAGTAGCTGATGTTATTGAAGACGCCTGTATAGAAAGTACTCAAGAAGACCTAGAAGGTAAAGTATTAGTTTTAGATATCCAGGAAGAAGAATTAAAGAAAAATAAGAATGTTATCAATAAGTTACAAGAAGAATTTAACGATTTATTCTATAATAGAATTAAGCTTCAAGAAAAGTTGTATGATTTCTTTAGAACGTATTTTATAGACGGAAGATTCTACTATGAAAGAATAATTGATGAGACAAACACAAAGAATGGTATCATCGGAATTAAGAAGCTTCCAACAGAAACTATGGATTTTGAATATGATCATATAACAGGTAAAGTAAAGAAATACAAACAATATATCAACCCAGATTCTGGCAGAAAATTTGGTCCTACAGATAAAGAGACAATTGACTTTGAACCTGCCCAAATAGGTCTTGTAGATTATGGAATTTATGGAAAATATAAAAATGAAATTTTTGGATATCTAGAAAAAGTAAAAGTTCCGTATAATACTCTAAAGCTTCTAGAGACTTCTATTATAATTTATAGAATTGTAAGAGCTCCTGAAAGACTAGTATTTTCTCTAGACGTAGGAAATATGCCTAGAGACAAGGCAATGAAGTATGTAGAAAAAGTAAAACAGTCCATGATGAAGAAACAAAGCTATGATCCTAGCACAGGAAGACTTACCCAAAATCCCGATGTCCTAAGTATATCGGACAACTTTTTCGTCAGTTCCAGTTCCGAGGGACGCGGAAGCACAATATCTACAGTAGGAGGATCATCTACTGCAGGTTTTACTGAATTAGGAGATGTAAAATATTTTCAGCGCAAACTTTATCAGTCTCTTAAATATCCTGCTTCTAGAATTTCAGCAATGCAGAGTGATAGAGAAAGTGAAATATTGTTCACTAGAAGTCCTGCTGGAGAAATAAGTAGAGATGAAATTAAATGGGCAGTATTTCTAGAAAGACAGCAGACAAGATTCTGTAATGAATGGCTTAATTTATTTCTCCTTCACTTAGAATTTAAAGGACTTAAGGCTGAATACGAACTTGGTAAAGATAATCTTACAATTAAAATGACTCAGCCTAGCTTCTATAAAGAAAAACAAGAACAAATACTTAGAGAAACTAAGTTTAATAACTACTTGACACTAAGCGGCCAGCCTGAATTCTCTAAATACTTTCTCATGCAAAAATACCTACAGTGGGATGAAGATGACATTAAGGCTAATGTAGAAGGAATGAAACAGGATTATAAATTAGGATTTAAAGTAAAAGAGCAAGCAAATTTTTAAATTTTTTTATAAATAGAAACAAAAGGAGAAATAGTATGCCAGTTGATGTTGATAAAATTAAAGATGCTCTTGATGCTTTTGCTAAAGATGACTATATTACCGCAAAAGATATTATCAAGAAAGAGATTGCTGTAGCTAAAGATGGATATATAAAAGATAAATTAGGGCTTGAAAATGAGATATCTGAGCCAGAAAAATCAGAACATGACACAGATTGAAGATAGAATAACTTTTCTACTTGAAGGTAGAAAGATATCAGCAGCTAAAAAAGCAGTTAAAGATAAGATTATTAAACTGCGCAATTATATTAGATCTATGTCTGACAGCTATACTGCTCAGCCAGCCGCGAATAAGTTAATGCATCCTGGCCAAATGTTGTTTCTCAATCTTAAATCTAAGAAGGCAAAGAAGGAGTCTATTAGGCGAGAGATAAAGCGGCTTGAAGAAAGATTAAAGACTATGGAGTAAAATTATGAATAAAATGAAACTCATTACAGAATGCTCGTATGAAGTTGAGCTTATAGAAGAAGGAGAAAAAGGCAAAGATCTTTTTGTTGTTGGAATTTTTTCTTCAGCAGAAAAGAAAAATGCCAATGGTAGAATCTATAAGAAAGATACTTTAAATAGAGAAGTAACTAGACTTCAAGAATCATATCTAAAAAAAGGTATTCCTTTATGGGGAGAATTAGGCCATCCTGCTAATCCAGAGCCTAATTTAGATAAAGTAGCTATTAGAACAGTACAATTAGAGTGGAAAGGCGACGACCTTTATGGTAAAGCTAAAATTCTAGATACTCCTACAGGTAATATCGCCAAGACCCTTTTAAGAGAAGGTCCTATTGGTATTAGTTCTAGAGGCCTGGGTTCTGTAGATGAAAGCGGATATGTAAATGATGAATATAAGCTTTTGCTATGGGATCTAGTATCAAGCCCCAGTAATAATCCCTCTTGGGTTAAAGGTATATATGAAGGAACTGAGTTTGTTGTCTACGACGTTAAAGAGACAAAGCCAGAGCCTAACATTGAAGTAATAAGAAATGAGTACTTCAACTTTCTGTTAAAAGAGATAGATTCTTTATGTGAAAGTAACACAGATGTTACTAAATCTCTAGCAAAAGTTATCGATAAGTTTGATCTCTATTTTCCTTTAAAGAATATGGATAAAGTAATGAAGGAGTCTGGAGATAGAATTAAATACGCTACTCTTGTAGAAGCTCGTGATCTTCTAGAAAAAGCATATTCAAAAATATCTAAAGTTATAGGAAAATAGCATGTCTCTTCGGAAATATCTTACTGATGAAAAATTAGATGAATCTTCAGCAATAAATATGTATGCTGCTATGCTTAATAGTGTAGATGCAGCTATTCAAGTTATTGATGCTGTTATAAAAGAAAGCGAAGATGCTAAAAATCTTAAATACCTCATGTCTGCACATACTAAACTTAAATCTGCGTATTCTGATCTGAAAAAGATTCCAATTGAGGCAGTTAAGAATATTGCAGTAGGTTCTATACTTAAACTTAAAGATAGTATTAAATCTATTCTTGGATTTATGTAATGAATTTAGATCTTTTAAATAGGATAGAATTTATTCTAGAAGGCAAAAAAGGCAAGTGGATCATACAACACGGTAAGCCTTACTTTATGGCCGCAGCTAGTGGAGCAAAAGACGGTGCTCTTATTGGGTCTATAATAGGCGGCCCCATCTTTAAAATTGGCGGGGCTGTTGTAGGAGCTACAGGTGGAGTACTATATCACGCAGCAAAAATACGCAACACGAAGAAATCTAAACTCCACAAGTCTAAATCTAAACTGCATGTAACAAAAATGTAAAATTTTATAAATATATATAGTAAATAACAGGAGGATGTTTCGTATGGATATAAACGAAAAACTCAAGAAATACCTCGGCCAAGATATTGAATCAACTCTAAATGAAGAAATGTCTGACGAAGAGCTGTTTAATGACATGGTTGAGTTTCTACTTGATCTTAATGATGAATCAATGGATGAAGATCAACTCGTTCGTTATCATAAGCTTTTAGAAGAACTAGATTCTGGCGAAGATGATAGTGAAGACGACGAGGGCGAAGAAATTAGTGAAGTGCGTCTATTGAAGAAAACATCTGCAGCAGGTAGACGTAAGTCAAGAATGTATTACAGAAAAAATAAAACCAAAATCAAAGCTCGTATGAGAAAACTAAAACCAAAAATTGCTCGTATGGAAAAAATGGGTAAAGGTCTTAGTGGCAAAAAGCTTGGTTTAACTAGACAACGTTAAGGGGGTCTGATGATGTTTGATGAAATTCTAAATATGCTTAAAGCAGAAACATTAAATGAAGAACAAAAAGCTGCTCTTACTGAGAAACTTAATGATCTTGTTGATATAAAGGTCAAAGAAAAGCTTGATGAGGCTTTAGAAACTGAAAAGGAAAAACTTTTAGAGCATTACGAAGAGAAGTTTGAAGATTACAAGAAAGACATTACTTCTAAATTTTCTAACTTCGTAGATGATATTCTAGAAGAAGAAATGATTATTCCTGAAAATATTATGGAATATGCTCGTAAAGGTGAACTATACTCTGATCTAATTGACCAATTTAAAGTTCGTATTGGCATTGATGAAGGTGTCCTTGACGAAGAAGCCAGAGAGCTTCTGAGTGAAGCCAGAGACGAGATTGTTAAACTTAATGATGAAATCAATACTCTAACTGAAGAGAAACTGGTAATAGAATCTGATGCCCAGGATCTAGCTTCTGAGCTATATAAAACTAAGAAGTGCGAAGGTCTTACAACTCCTGAACGTAAACGCGTGCTAGGTTTGCTAGAGGGCGTTTCTAATGCAAAAGAAATTGACCGCAAGTTTTCTTTGATTGTAGAAAATAAACTACATGAAGCAGAAAGTAAAAAGTATACATGTAAATGTTCTAATTGCGGCTTTGAAAGTGTACAAGAAAGTAAGTGTACTTCTGGTAAATGCCCTGAGTGTGATGAAGGTACAATGGATGAAGCCGAAGAGCCTCAAGGCAAAGGGCAACTCGTTGTAGAAGATAAAACAGAAAAGACAGAAGAAGTAAATGAAAACAAGACTCCATTCCAAACCTATCGTTCTGAGATGGTTAAAAGATGGAAAGAAATTCTTAAAAGTTAAGGAGAAATTTAAATGAACGTAAAAGATATGGTTAAGAAATGGGAAGATATCCTTAATGAAGGCAATCCCATTAGATCTCAAAAAGTTAAAAATGCTACAGCTATCATGCTTGAGAATCAGGAGCTTTGGCTTACTTCTCAATTAAACGAATCTGGCTCTAACATTGAAGCAACTTTTAACCGCAGCGGTTCTTATACCACAAACGGCGATTTCTATCAAATCGCTATTCCTATGGTACGTAGAACTTTCCCTGAACTAGTAGCTCATGATCTAGTAGGCGTACAGCCTATGACAGGTCCTGTCGGTCTAGCTTTTGCTCTGCGTTATCGCGCAGGTCAAACTTATAATAGCGTTTCTCACGGCCAGGAAGTAGGTTATAACACCGTTGATGCAGATTACACCTATTCTGCTACTACTTCTGCTCAGGAAGCTCTTGGATCTAAAGCAGGTTCTGGTGTAGGTTCTGACTTTGGTATCGGTATCGGTACAGGTACTCATATCAAAGAAGTTAACATGACTCTAGAAAAAGCACAAGTAGAGGCTAAAACCCGTAAACTACGCGCCCGCTGGTCTCAAGAAGTAGCCCAAGATCTTAAAGCAATGCACGGCCTAGATCTTGAAGGTGAAATGATGGACATTCTGAGTTACGAAATTACTCAGGAAATCGATCGTGAACTTATTACTGCTATTAAAACTTCAGCAACCGGTTCTACTGCTACAAGTTCTTCATGGAATTATTTGACTTGTGACGGTAGATGGGAAGGTGAACGTTATCGTGCTCTGTTTAATTTGCTAATTCGCAGAGCAAATGACATTGCTATTACAACCCGTAGAGGCGCTGGTAATTGGGCAGTATGCCATCCAACAGTATGTGCCATTTTTGAAGCAACATCTGCTTTTACTATTTGGCCCGTAGCTGGTGATGCAAATACAGCTCCTACTGGAGTAGCAAGACTTGGTACTCTAGACGGTCGTATTTCTGTATATCGTGATACCTTTAGTTCAGTGGTAGGCTTCTTAGTAGGTTATAAAGGCCCATCTGCTTATGACACGGGTATTATTTATCTGCCATACATTTCACTAATGGCAAGTAAAGCAACTTTTGAAGATTCTTTCAACCCAACAATCGGGCTAATGAGCAGATATGGGGTACACTCAAATATTTTTGGTTCGTCCCTGTATTATCGATGGGTGAGAGTAGATAACTTTACTGACTAATATCAACAACTTACGCGGTGCATAATGAACATAATTTCATTATGCACCGTCTTTTTGCCTTCTTTTTGTAAACCTATATACTAAATTTCCGCAGTCCCAAATTCTATCGTAACCATGGTCCTGCATATTTTGCCATTCGGTCTTGGAAGGATCAAAATTTTCTAATAGGCAATTTAACTTATGCTTCTGATATTTAACCAGGTGTTCCCTGCGACCCTGAATAATATACCAGTAATTAGGTCCAGATATATGATCTAGTTCAAATCCTAAAGACTCATACATCTTGCCTAACTCTGCATGCATTAAGTTTATTTAAGTTATTAAAAAGATTATCTTTTATAAACTTTTGCATACATACTTATTAAAAATGAACCAAGAGTATCGTATAGGTTTATAAGATCTTCTTCAGTTAGATATCTGATTATACTTACTCTCCTTAATGGATGTTCTGCTGTAGGATTTTTAGGAAATATTTCATCTTGTGATGTAATACTTTCTAAAGTATCAACTTTCTCACTTTCAAGAGTTAAAGAATACAAATTTTCTGATGCCGCGGTTAACCAAGCCTTTTTCATCATGTTCATCTATTCATTACCTCTGGATTTCTTTATAGATTGATATATCTGCAACATTGATATATTTAGTCTCTGAAATATGCAGTGTTTGCGTAGGATGAGTGTTCCAGTTCAGACATAAATCCCATAAACTGTACCTATATGATAAATGTAGCATTTTTTCAATCATAATATCTAATAACCCATCAATTGCGCTCACCGTTTTAGTGTCTCTAAACACAAACGTTTCTAATACCACGCGTTCAATTTTTAGAGTTTGTATAATTTCCCCGTATGTAACTTTTTTAAATTTATTGTTTATTTCTGAAAAGTAATCAATAGGAATTTTCGTTGTCATATTTCTATCCATTTATTCACCTTTAATAATATTGCCATCGGCGGTTATAAGGCAGTTAGCTTCTTTGCTTGGATTTTTTACATACCAAACTAACAAGCTTCTATCATAGCTGTAGTATTCTTTATCATTACATTTAACTTTGATTTTTATACCAGTATCAGTTCTCTCTGCGTCAACAAATGAACATACAGTAGAACTGACAACAGATGCTGATTCTACTTTAAAATGCACTAAAGTTTCAATGCATATAAGACCCGCGCATACTAGTATAGAAAACACTGTGAAAGGCAAGGATAGAATAAACCACATATTATTTTTCTCCTTCAAATGTGATGTAAGGACAAATCTTGTCTTTTTTGGCTTTGATAAACTTAGTAGTAATCTTGTAAAATTCATACTTTTCAAGTTTAGAAAGTTTAAATCCTAAAGCTACAGCGCCGAATGTAAACGCAACCGTTGCTGTAAGTAAAAGCAATACAATGCCTAGATCCTTTAAATTAAACCAGAAAAACAGTAAAAATACAGACGTTAAAATGACAGAATAAGAAAGAAAATTGAGAAAGAATACTAATGGAGTATAGAATACAATCACTCTGACAAAATGGCATAAATTGGTCTGATTCCTATATCTATAAGCCATATTTTTGTCTGTAAATCTGTCACAGACTTTAAGACACCAGATAAACAGTCTATAGAGTGAATTCTTTTTTTGTATTTCCATCAATCTTCTCCTTTTACAGGTTCTACGATAGCTGTGTATTCATCTGTGATGATCATTTCCGACAGAAGATCTGGGTTTTCACTAAAGTTTTTCATGTCTATTTTTGCCATTTCAACTGGATCTTCAGTACCATAATGCTCAGGATTTGCTACGTACTCGCACACAATAGTAAGTCTCATTTTAACCATAACATCCTCCTCAGTTTTAAGTTTATTATATCATAAAGCTTTAAGAAAGGGACATATTAATACCCAAAAAGTTCGCATCCAACAAAATAATAGATATCTTCCCATGAGTTGACAAAATGAACAAGATCAAACAAATTACTTCTTTTTGAAATTACATTTTCATTCCAATTCTGCCTAAAAAGAATAGGAATTACTCCATGGTTTGCTAGATTGATGACATTTACTAGATGATCTTCAATAAAATATTCTAGACCCAAGCTTCTTGCCAAAGGGCCTTTTTCCTTTGCATAAAAAAGTCTTATCTGATCAAAGGTATTTTTATCTAGATGATGTCTCAGATACACTTCTACAGGTTCAAGATCTATTCTGTTTGTTATGATGATGATCTCATTTGATTTTCCATACCATTTAAGGAAGTCTAAAGCACCAGGATATTGAGGAATTTGAAACGTATATTCCATACAGACTAGCTTCTCAATAACATCTCTGACGTCATCTGATGATAGTTCAGGGCAGCACTCTTCTATAGCATAAGCTTTAATTCTCTCTGGAAGAACTACATACCCAAGCTTTTCTGTTAGTATTTGGCAGAGAATTAGATCAGATTGAACTAGTACAGCATCAAAATCTATTCCAATTTTTTTCATGTTTTCCTTCTTATACGTCTTCATTTACATGATATACATTATTAGCAAACATTCCAGTTATATATTCACCATTTTTAGCATATGTTATATCATTATTTAGCCAAGAAACAATCTCATCTAATTCCTTCATTGCATTTTCAAATGTAGAAAACTTGCCTACTATATATGGTGACCATCCACTTACAACTGTAGCACGTATTAAATATTCTGCGCCCTCTTTTTCTACCAAAACTCTATTAATGTCTAAAACCATACTTCTATCCTGAGATCTAATCCATGCCATTGTATTCTCCTTTATTTGTCCCAACTAGCTGGTGCAGATTCTCTGTAACTAAAAATATAAAAGAAATAGATCAATGAAGCTAAAGGGCATAGTATCCAAATCATTTATTTATCCTCTCAATTTGCATAATTGTTCTTTAGGTATATTGCGTAAGATTCAACAAGTTCTGGAAATCTTTGAGACATTATGTCTGTATAATATATTTTCCATTGTGTTCTATTAAAATTGGCACGAGAATTGCACGATTTGCATAGTGTTATCAAATTCATTGGGTGACAATTTTTCTTTATATAATCTATATGGTGAGGGCCAAATCCTTTACTATTATTTCTACACAATGGGTTCCAGCATTTGTTCTCGTCTCTTTCTTTTATTTCATTTTTATATTGTTTAGTCCAAATTATACAATATGGTTCACAAGAAATACCGCCACGCCATTGTGAATTTTTAGTAGGATCTTTTAGAAGTTCTTTTAAAGTTTTAGATATTTTTAATCTATTTTCATATTGCTCCATTCTTTTCTTTGATGTTATACTCATTTTCTTTTTTGTTTCTTCAGAATGTTTTTTTCCTAAGTGCGCTTCTCTATTTTTCTTTATATGATCATCTGTTTGGCCCCCTCGACGTACCCCTCTTAAATTTCTGCTTATATTCTTTTTTGCTTCTTCTGTATGATGCCATCCACTGCACTTCTCACGTAAAACCTGCTTTTCTTCTTCTGATTTAGGGCGCAGTTTTTTACCTCTGCATTTAGCTGCCCGCTTTTCAATTGTTTCTAAAGATGGTTTTTTGCCTTTGCAAGATTTACTAATCTTTTCTTTAGTTTTCACAGTATGGTGTGTACCTTTTATCATTTATCCTCTCTAACTCTCATGAATACAGGAAACCTAAGGCTTCCATCTTTTGTCACAGATTGGTATTTTACCTCTATCATGGACGGAATATTAAGCATAAGCTCAGTTCGTTCATAATCATCATACCCAGAACCAACACTAACCTTAACTCCATTGAAATCACAGATCAAAGCTCCTAGTCTATCCTTATATTTACCAGTGCCGTATTCCATACCAATTACAGGCAAATCTTCAGTATAAAACCTTTTCAATTTACACCAATGATTAGACCTTTTAAATTCATAAGGACCATTCAAGGTCTTCACTACCAGACCCTCTTCACCTTCGTCTATAACCTGATCTAGAAGCTTAAAGATCCCTTCCTTGGAATTGAGGTGTCTAGAATGATAAACCAAATTAACGATAGGACGATTAACTTCATAATCTTCGACAAAATATTCCTTAAGTAATTCATATCTTTCAGTAAATGGCTTATCTAAGACAATATCAAAAATTCTAAATTCGAAAATATCTTTAGTTGCTTCTGTAAGTCTGCGAAATTGAGTAAGTACCTTTTGAAAGTCTTTGTCTTTAGTGATTACCTCTCCGTCAAAAATTACCTGGATTTCTGATAAATTCATCTCTTTAACAGCTGAAATTAGATGTTCGTTAAAAACATCGAAATTAGGAAATTCTTTGCCGTTGCGGGAAATATAACGAACATTCTCACCAATAACTATTGCCCATACTCGCACTCCATCTTGTTTTATGGAAGTTGCTACATTATCATAGGATCCTGCAACTTTCATAAATTTATCAAATTCTTTTCCACACAGCATAGGTTCATGTACAGGAATTTCTGGAATAAATTTCCTAAATAGTGTTATTCCGGCCCCGCACCGCAAATCACTTTTAAGAATTCTGTTTACTACAGATATCGTTTCAGAATCTATTGATGATATTCTAGACAAAGCATCACGATCTTGATTATTTGCTCCACGCTGTGTAGATAGATGCTTTAATATGCTGAAAATATCTGCGGCAGATCTTGATGAGTCAAATTTCGCTGCAGGAACATCAGAGATTTTATATTTTAGAAATGGATTATATGCAAAATACGCCACTTCTTTAAAATATGGAATATCTAGATATTTCTGAATTAGAGACTGTTTTGCATTAGTAGAAGGCTCATTTGCGATTTCTTCCAAAGCAACATAAACATTTTTCAACGACATAATGGCCTCCAAAGATTTTTATTTATTGTCTGGAAGATTTGCTAACATCAAATCAACAACAAGAGCAGAAATTTCTTCATAATACGATAAAACTTCGCTAAACCCGTGCGCATGACCTAATTCCCACGCATAAGCAAAGATTTTATCTTTTCCTTTAAGATTTGCTGTGTTGTATTCTTTTTCAAGATCATTAACAAAAAGTTCTCTGAGAAGGCTGGCCTCTTTGTAATATGCCTCATGCGCTTTCTGGTCTTTTCTCCTAGACATAAAAGGAAGTTTATTGTCATACTTACCTTCTCTGATATTATCACGCATATAACTCATTTTTATGCCTCCAAAGATTTTTAGTTTATTATAACACACATGGTCAAAAAAGGGACCTGTTAATTTGTACTATCAACGTTCTCCTTTAAAGAATCAATCCCAAAGCAAGACAAATTGGGGCAATAAAATAAAACAGCATAGATTTACCTTCCCAATCTTTTCTTTCGCAGCGCAAAAATGCCATAAAGGATGCAAAACTAACAGTTAAACATAGAGCATTTGTGAGCGGAACCATATATTTCTCCTTTAAAGAGTATTTTGAACTTCTTTTAACAATTTATCAATAAGTAGAAAACACCTAAAGATCTTCCATGGTTTTTCTAACTCACTCCATCCCTCGTAGTCATATTTACCTGTATGCTTGTCAATTCTCAGAATTTCATATCTTTCAATTGGTCTATCTGGAAAGTTTTCATTCCATAGTTTACCATATGCAGCTACTTGAATTAAATACTCTACTGATATTGTTTTTGACGTTTTTAAATCTAGAAGTGTAATTTTGTCGTTCATTTTTAGCACAACATCTATAGTTCCACCAAAAGAATGTTCTTCTGACACAAGCTTTGCTTCAGTTGCTATGACTTCGTCTATGGTATTGATTTCTTTCCATTTTTCCCATGCTGAATAAGCTATTAAGGCATGTTTAACTTGGTCTGAGTCTCTATTAACATAAGTCTTTGTAGGAAGCCCTAATAAATCAAATTCAATCATTTCATGGGCCATTGTACCAATATTTGTCGCAATTCTAGTTTCATTTTCAAAGTCTATGCCATGATCTCTCATAAGATCTCTAGCCCATAATGCTAAATAAGGCTTATTCATATACCGCCCAATGAGAGTAGTTACAGACGGAAGTTCTGTTTTTTTAGAGTTATAGTATGCCATTGGGAACTTTTTCTATATACCGTTTTAAATCATAATTATCAAGTCTTGTAATAAATCTAGGCCCATTAATTCCATAAACATGATAAAGTTCATCATCTATTTTCATCGCATAATATTCATCATAACGCTCATCTTGTTCGATTAATAAAAGATCCTCTACAGTCTCCTTATCCAATTTTACCCTTCCAATATATCCAGCCATTTAATCTCCTAAATTCTTAATATTTTGATAACTTTAGCTATACTCCTTATACGAGTCTATTAGTGCGAAAAATAAGTTTTTGTCCCAGTGATATGATCCGTTTCCTATTTTTACAGAAACTCCATCATCAAGGCCACAAGTTTTATGAAAGTAAATCTCAATGTTTTTAGTTTCTTTAATCTTCTCAATTAATAAAAATATTTGTCCATTATAAATATTATCTGGCTGCCACTTTCCGTATTGTCCTTTAGTAAGATACCCTCCCCAAGGAGCTTTAACGATTTCTCCATCTTTTGTTCTCCAATATGTGTAAGGTTCAAGTTCTTTATTGGAATAAAAAGTACCATCTTCATGTCTCCATCCTACAGTTAATCCAATACCTAATTCTTCATTCTCAAATACATTATTATATGTTCCTTGTGGTAGTGGCTTTGGAGGAACCCATTCCATTATGTTTATTGCGCAAAAGTCTCTAAGTTTCTGCATCTATTGACCTCCTTTTAAAAGATAAATTCTTTTATATTCATTCCAGCCGCGCCTTTATGACCTCCACCTGTACTATTATACTTCTTAGCTAGCTTTTTCGCTAATTCTCCGCAGTGAACATTATCTTGTGTTGAATAGAAGCTATAATTCCAGCTTTTGCCAGTATAAACAAAGCTAATCATGATATCGTGCTTTTCTTCATTGTATTTAGATTGAAATAAAGTAGACCCTCCGCGGGCATTACAGACAATTGCTCTTAAGCCTTCAAAAACAGTCTCAAATGAAAGATAAGACACAGTTCTTTCATTTTCAACAGTTTCCCAGTTAATAATAAGTCGCCCGTCATCAATTATATTACACTGAAATTCTGTATGATTTTTGTGAGATTCGTCAAAAAGAATTTCCCACTTATCTGAATCTGGAGACAGATTTTTTAGACGCATACCATATTGAAATGGTAAAACCCATTTATTAGAATGATCCCATACATCATATCTTCCTAGATAATACACAGGCCAAGGAAGATCTAGATTAGGAAATAAATATTGCCATGTAAGTTCGCATCCAGCAGTTCCATCTATCCTAAGTCCAGGAAGTTCAAGACCTACCCGTTCTGCTTCTTTAATTGCCGTAATATGATGATCTATCCAAGTTAAATAACAACTTTCTTTTAATTTTACCATATCCTCTATGGGTTGTAAACCGAAATCTACCATAAATACAATGTCTGACAGTTTAATATCTGCCCAAGGAAACTTATCTCCATAGTTTATAGGAAAAAGTTCTACGTCAGGATATTTATATTTGACAATGGCGGCTGAACAGATACCGTCCAGGTCGGCGCTATGATAAAAACATTTAATCATTACATTGGTCTCCGTAAAATTTAGGGTCTTTTATTTTATAACAGCTTAACCAGTTCATTCTAGTGCAGCCTAAGTGAACTTCTCCTCTCTTTGCTGATGATATAATAGAGATAATGTCCTTCTCACTCAGCCCACGAAAGTTAACATACCCAAATACAGGGTCTTTTTTCTTTGCATAGTTATCCCTAGCCTTCTGAGTTAAAGATATATCATTAGGAATATCTTTTCCCTCAAATTCAAACAGAAATTTCCAGGAACCAGGCTTTGACTGGCCTCTGCTCCAGTTAGAAAATCTGTAATTAGGAATGACTACCTTTGTCATTTTTGGCCTCTTTGTGGTGTTGGGCAATAAGCAATTCCATACACTCTCTGCAATATCCTAAAGAATTTACCCATTTAACTTCCTTGCCGCACCAGAAGCATGTTTCTTTTTCCATGGATATCCTCCTGTATTTTAATTATATCATAATCTAGGAAAAAGGGACTTTAAAATTTAATGCATGTATTTTTATTTTCAGAATCGAGGCACGCGTCGCATCTTTTTACCCATCCGTTTATCTCTCCAAGAACAGTATATGATTCATTGTCTTGGTTAAATAACATGCATACAGGAATTGTCCCAAATTTTGTAGATCCTATCCATTTACAGAATTTGTCAGGAACAGATGCACAGGTAAAATCCCCACATTCAATCTCAATCTTAAGAGTCCTTTTCATCATTTTCCTCCTTATATCGCAGCCAAATATCAACGACAGGTTCAAAAGATAAGTCCTCAGAATGACATCCGATGGAATCCAGCAGATAACATCTTGTACATCTGGGCACGCGGATTTCTTTTTTTCCTGTATTTCTGTCATAAAATCCGCTCCACCCGCCATATGCATTGGCTAAATTATCATCAGATCACGAAGTTCTTCCATGTTTAGGAGCAATAGAATCAACCCATTCTTTTGTGATAACCATTTTGGCTGCCTCCTTTTAAATTAAATCTACCCTTTTAAAATAATGCTGAAGATTTTCAAGCTCTTCATAATCCCATTTGCCATTAAGCTGAAGGGCTTGATATCTAATGCAGGTTATTGCCGCATTTTTTGTTACCATTCTTCTTTCTTTATGGAGAGCCAGTCCATCAAAGGGGCGCATGAGTTCGTTGAGATCTTCGTCATCTTTGAACACTGAGCCATTTTCGGCCTCTTTTACCAGAGAGATAAAAGTTTTTCTATTCATCATTTTTCTCCTTTATTTTTGTATTTGGTCAAAAGGAATGTAGTAGACACATTCGTCATTTTCTACCACAATAGAAGCTCTTTTATTTATAGAGAAGATCAGCCCAGTAAAATTTTTATTTTTATAGGTGAAAGAGACTTTCTGACCAATTCTAAAGGCATAAGATTTTTTGAGATTAATTTTTTCTGCATTCTGCTGGTCTTTAAAAAGGATAGTTTCACCGCACCATTCCCATGGGTTTTTAGGCGCCGGAAAAACTTTCGCTTGATGGCAAAATTCTATATCAAATACGCCTTTTACCGTTTTTGTGGCCCATACGCCTTTTCTTCCGCAGGCGTAAAAATATTGAAGTGCAGGACCAATTTCTTCATGCCATTCCCTTTTTGTAACATTACGGACCACTCCATGTCTACCAGGGCAGCACCATTCTACTCTTGCATCAATGATTTTGCTGTATTTTTCGCGATCATCCATTTGGCTGCCTCCATGTTTTTAGTTTCATTATATCACGCCTGATGCAAAAAGGGACCTCAAAAACAAAAAAAGTTAGTGCTTTTATATAAATAGATGTAAGCAAACGAAAGCTACTAACGAGAAAAATAAACGACGAAGTACCCAGCCATTAGACCAAAACAAAATTTTGAATTTGTTCTTGTTTATATAGAATTAAATATAGATTGAATGATTCTTCTATCTATATAAATTAAAGGAGATAACTATGCCTGAACTAGTAGACTTAATTTCACCGCAGATTTCTGTGACTGAAGAGGACCAAACACAGTACAATGAAACTGCATCTGGAACTACCGGCGCCATTATTCTTAGAAATACATGGAAAGGTAGGGAAAATGACACAATTTTAATTAACAATGAAAATTCTCTTGTTTCTACATTTGGAGAACCAACCACATATTCTCCATGTTTTTGTGATATGTTTTCTGCAATAGGATTTCTGAAAAGTTCTGATAATCTTTATTGTACAAGAGTAATGCCCGCTACGGCAACATTTTCTGGAACAAAAGCAACTGTAGGAACTTCAGCAACATTTACACCAATGACTTCAGCCAGCGCATATAAACTAGGTACTGGTGTTGGTTACATCAGTGATCCTGATGCATTTGCAGATGAAGTTGCTTGTGTAGATCCATTTGTGATGTATGTTATTGCCGCCCACAGAGGATGGTCTGGTAACTATCTAAGAGTTGCTGTATGTGACAAAACTAACTATGACCTAATTCGTCAGAAATTACATGCTAGCTGGGATACTTACACTGCAATTCGTAACGTAGACTCTTTACTAGAAACAACTAAAGAATTTTTGGTAATTGTTCAAGAATGTAAACAGAATGCTGATACTTCAGTAGATAGCAACTGGTCTTTTGTTGAATCTTGGAACGTATCTACAGAGGAAGCGAAAGTAGACGATCTTACACAAAGTATGTATGTAGAAAATAGAATTAATGAAAATTCTACCTATATAAGAGTAACATTTAACCCATCATATAAGAATACCGCGCTGACCAATTTTGCAACATCTAGTTGGCAGACTCTTGGCGGAGGCACAAACACAAGCAATATTGCAATTGGTGTAGATGGAAATGAAGCCCCTGCGGCCGCAGTTTTTACAGCTGCAGTAAATCTATATGCTAATTCTGAAGACAATAGAATTGGAGTATTTATCGATGGTGACAAAGATAATACTACTAAATCTACTACAGTTCAGATGTGTGCAACCCGTAAAGATTGCATGTTTATTACCGACTGCCCAAGCGCAAGTGTTGTAAATAACCTTGGTGATGAGGCAGATGATCTAGTAACTTGGAGCACTGGCCTATATGCTGCATATCCAGAATTTAACACAAGCTATGCTGCAGCTTACGGCAACTGGCTAGATATTAAAGACAAGTATAGTAATAAGTATCGCTGGATACCCGCATCTGGGTATGTTGCCGGAATCTATATTAAGTGCATAGAAGCTGGTGGTCTAGCTCCTGCTGGATTAAACAGAGCAGAACTTACCGGTATACGTAGATTGGCATGGAATCCATCTCTTTCTGAAAGAGATGATATATACAAACATAATGTTAACAGTATTGTAAGCTTTTCTGGTCTAGGCAAATATGTATGGACCCAGAAAACTATGTTACAGAAAGAATCTATCTTTGGATATGTTCATGGAAGATTAACATTCTTACTTCTAGAACAAAAAGTAGCCGATGCTGCTAAGTACTATCTACAGGAGCCTAATACTGCTCTTAAACGTCAACAGTTCCTAATTGACATCGAACCTGTATTTAACACAGCAAAAGGCCTAGGATCTATAGAAGATTTCAGACTTGTGTGCGACGAAACAAATAATTCACCAGAAACAATAGCTAAAGGCGAACTAAGATGCGATATCTTTGTAAAACCTGTGTATGCTATTACGTACATCAGACTGCATTTTATTGGAACAAAAACTGGAACTTCTTTCGCAGAAGTAGCATAAAATAAAACATCTAGGAGCTAGATTTAAAGATCTAGCTCCTTATCAGGAGGACTAAAATGGCAGGAAATGTGCCTACAGCATCAGAGTTAAATATAGATGCTTTTAAAACAAATTTTGAAACTGGAGCTAGAAGTTATTTATTCTACTACCAGCCTAATTTTCCTTTAACAAAAATGGATAGTTCTAGATTTCTAATCAAGACTGCTACACTGCCATCAAGCACGATAGATGAAAACATTGTTGCTTGGCAGGGATTTGACGCAAAATTTGCTGGTAAAAGAACATACAATAACCTATCAGTAACATTTAATGTTGATGTAAATGCTCAGATCCGTAGAATCTTTTTGCAATGGCAAGACTTGATTTTAAATCCTAAGACTAATAGACACGCAATGCCTAATGAGTATTTTAGAGATCAAGAGCTATATTTGCTAAATCCTAAAGATTTTACTACTTCGATAAAATATAGACTTAAGTATGCTTGGCCAAGTACTATTGGTGACTTGCAGTTGGACCATAGTCAAACCTCGGAATTTGCATCATTTGATGTGGAGTTTGCTTATACATATTTTGAATACGAATAAGTTTACATTCGTGTAAAATATGTTAAAGTTGTATTAATGGACTTGAAAAGTTTTATAGAAGAAAATCTCTTGAGGTCTAATGGAAGGTGCCTTAATGTGTATAGAAGTAGGCATCAAGGCTTGTGGACTTTAGAGAATTTTCCTAAGGTATTTACAGAAATTGTAAAAAGAACAGAATTCTTAGAGAATCCTACTTTTAATCAAAGATTATACCACGTTTTTAATGGAATCTTTGAAGCTCCTTTATGTAAAACATGCAAGACTAAGAAAACTACATTTAAAGGATTTCAATATGGGTATCAGGAATTCTGTTCTAATAAATGTTCTATAAAACATGAAGATACATTACAAAAGTACAGGCAAACTTGTTTAGAGAAGTATGGAGAAAGTATACCACAAAGAACTGAAATAGTAAAGCAAAAAGCTAAAGAAACTTGTTTAGAGAAGTACGGAAATACATATCCTTTCGCTTCCAGTATTGCTCAAGAAAAGTTTAAGAATACGTGTTTAGAGAAGTATGGAGAACCTCATCATTTTAGGTCTAAAGAGATTCAAGAGAAAAGAAAGCAAACTTGTTTAGAGAAATATGGAGTAGATAACTACAGAAAAAGTTCTGAACATATATCAAAGACCAAAGAAAGAAATAAAGTTAATAGAGCTGAAAGTCTTTGGCCTAGATTAATAAAAAGTATGCAGGAACATAATTGTACTTTATTAACAGAACCTGCAGAGTTTATTAAGGATATTGAATTTGTATGTGATAAAGGCCATTTAAATGCTACTCAATTATGTAATTGGTGGAGAGACCTAAGGTGCGGTAAATGCTCTGGTAATGGAACGTCTAACGCAGAACAAGAAGTATACTCTTTTGTATCAGAATACGTTAATGCAGTTAATGGGTCTAGGAAAGTAATATCACCAAGGCAGTTAGATATCTATATTCCAGAAGATAATTTAGCCATAGAATTTAATGGGATATACTACCACTCAGAATTAAGAGGAACAGACCCTAAATATCATCTTAATAAGACTGAAGAATGTAAATCTAAAGGAATAGAACTTATTCATGTTTTTGAAGATGAGTGGCTTTACAAGCAAGAGATTGTTAAATCTATCTTGCTTAACAAGTTTAATAAGATAGAGAATAAAATTTATGCAAGAAAATGCTCTATTAAAGAGGTTGATTGTAAAACTAAAGATAAGTTCCTTGAAGAGAATCATATCCAGGGAACTTGTGTAAGTTCTACAAGCCTAGGGCTATTTTACGAAGAAGGGCTAGTATCGATAATGACCTTCGGCAAAAGAAAGATTACTGGAGAATCTCCAAAGACAGAAATGCTCAGGTTCTGCAATAAGATCTATACTTCAGTTGTAGGTGGAGCTGATAGGCTGTTTAAACATTACGTTAAGGAGTATTCTCCTGAAGAAGAAGTAGTATCCTACGCAGATAGAAGATGGTTTTCAGGTAAGATGTATGAAACTCTAGGATTTGAATTAGATCATGTATCTGGACCAAATTATTGGTATATAGTACAAGGTCACAGAGAACATAGAGTTAAATACCAGAAGCATAAGTTAAGTTCCCTATTAGAGAATTTTAACAGTACTAAGACAGAATGGCAAAACATGCAGGACCATGGATTTAATAGAATCTGGGACTGTGGAAATTTAGTATATAAATGGAGAAAATAAAGTGAGTTTAGAAAATGTTATTAAGTATTTAAATAGTTATGAATTTGTTGAAACTTTACCAGGTTCAGGGCAAAAAGTTAAAATTCGCCCATTTACGACATCTCAACTAAAAAAGCTTTTAGCTTATGGTGCTACTGACGAGGATTCCGAAGATGCGCTAGATGATCTGATTATAGGATGTGTTGTTGACGAGAGCTTTAATATTGATGATTTATACCTAGAAGATAGATTTTATTTACTTGTAGCAATTAGACGTAGAACTAAAGGCAACATCTATAAATTTTTATATACATGCTCAAAATGCAATTCACAGACCATGCAAACAATAGATTTGTCTAAGCTGTCTACAAAAAAGCTTAAGTCTATTGAAACTGCAGTAAAACTTGATGACAATATTTCTGTAGAATTAAGTATTCTTACTAGAGGAATTCAAAAACAGGCTCAAGAAAAAGTAGACAAAGAGCTAGAATATCAACAAAGAATGATTGATCAAGCTTTATGGTCTCACGCAATTTGCATCAAAAAGATCGTAACTCCTGAAGGAGAATATGCCCCTTCAGCTGAAGATTCGTTTAATTTTGTTAATATACTTCCTGAAGGTCTGTATGAAAAGATAAGAGACTGGTTTAATAATCTTAATTTTGGCCTTGATTTTAAATACAAGATGAAGTGCGAAGGATGTAAAGATTCTATCGAAAATGAGGTGCCTTTGGACAATTTTTTGTTCTAAAGCAGATAATACTTGAAGGTGTAACTGCAGAAAGTCTTGTAGAAGAGCAGTATTATCTCAGTAAATACGCCAACATAGGATTATTAGAAAGCTCTCTTATTTCTGATTTTGAGAGAGAAGCATACTTAAACTTAATTATTAAACAATTAAAGGAAGAAGTTCAAAGTCAACACAACATAAAACAGACAAAATAAGTTCCTCCACTTCACTTTTATGCGAATGGATCTGCGGGTCTTAAGGAGAGTAGTATAAATACTTCTTAAGACCTGTTTTTATTTTTTAGGAGAACACCAGCAAATGCCTATAACAGATGTATTAAAAAATAGAGATATGACAGCAGTTCCTGTAAAAGTCTCAAATAAGGCTTCTGAAGCCGTAAATGTAAGACTTGCCAGAGGGTCTGCTCCTATTGTTATATCTAGCAAAGGCCTTCTACCTAAATTTCATAGTACTTTAGCACAGACCCAAAAAACATATCTTAAAGAACAATTAAAGCAGAATCAAGGATTCTTAAGAGGTGTGAAGGCCCTAATTGTAGCAAGTGCCGTTGCTGGAATAGCATATGGTGGGTACAAATTATATTCTAGGGCCCAATCAAAAATAGTTCAAAAAACTAAAGAGTCTATGAAAGACTTTTTTGATCTTAGAAAAAAGCCTATTATTAAAGTGTTCGCTAAAGCTGTAGACTTTATGAAAGAGAAGTTTGAAAGTCTTATAGAAGCAGTAAAATCAGATTTTAGAGAAATTTTAGGTCCTCAGTTGGCTGCTGTTTGGGATTCTGCAAAAAGTGTGTTTGGGTGGGTTAAAAAGACTATTGGTTGGTGGGTTAAATACGCCCTAATCAAATTTGGAGCTAGATTTCTTTTAGTTAAAGCAGGAGTAAGCGAGAAAACAGCAAAACTTGTTACTAGCCCGTTGCGAATGATTCTTAGTGGCAAATTCTGGAAATTTTTATTTAAGCCTTTATTTAGGGCTGTATGGAGTTTAGCTAAAGGCACTTTTCACGCAATCTCTAATTTAAAGATTTTTTCATCCTGGGTTGGCAGTAAACTTACGAAAAACTTTACTAGTTTTTCTAATGTATTTAAAGGTGGTATTATTTCAAAGTATGCAAGTAAAGTTAAAGATGGCATGGCTAAACTTGCTGAAGTTTTCTCTAAAGGTAACACCTCTCTTAAAGATAAAATATTTGGTTTTCTAGGATCTTTAAAAAGATTTTTCATATTTAAATGGAATTCTATTAAAGAAGAAGAGAAGTTAATAAAAACTGAAAAAAGATTAAGAAAAGCTGCTGTTAAAGAAGCTAAAGAATCTACGGCAAAAAAACTACGTAATGAAGAAACTAAAAAGAAAATAAAATCTAGAATTAGAGCTTTTGTTGGAAATACTTCAGGAACTTTTGGAGCTCAGCCTGGTGCAGCTGCAGCAGATGATGGCGGACTAGGATTTACTGATGTACTAACTCTAGTAGGAAGTTATTTTGGAATTGATGCATTAAGGAAGGGCGGCGGCAAAGTCCTTGGCAGTATAGGTAAACTCGGTAAATTAGCATTAACTACTAGAGGCGGCGCAGCTGGATTATCTGGTGCGTTAACTGCACTTCAAGGAGGTAGTGCAGGAGAAGCTATAGGAGCAGTAGGAGGATCTTTAACTGGCCAGGCTGCTGGTGCAGCTATCGGCGGCACTCTTGGGATAGTTGGAGGTCCTGCTGGTGTAGCGGCGGGTATTTTTGCAGGAGAGATGATTGGAGGGTTTATTGGTGGATGGATTGGTAAAAATGTTGGTGGTATGATTGAAAAAGATATTAAAGCTGGCGATTCTCCTTCAGCAGGAAGTGCTGAAAATGCCATGTATGAAGCTATGGTTAAAGCAAATATGGTTCAAACTCAGGATATGGCTAAATTAGATACTAAAAGAACAGAAAAATACTTTGGATCTGGTAGCTGGTTAGGAAGTCTTTGGGATGACATTTCTACATGGATACATGATTTATGGAATTGGCTTGTTAATGGAGTAAAAAATGCTGTTAATGCTTTAAATACTCCAGGAGTAAATCCATTTAACTATAATACAGAAATGGCAAAAAGTTTAAAAACTGGCACAGGTTCTTCTATTCCAGAGCAGCATGCAGCTTTGCAATTCTTAATGTCTCAAGGAGCAACAAAAGAACAGGCTGCAGGGATTGTTGGTAATTTAATGCAAGAATCTAAATTAAATCCATATGCTGTTAATGAAAAGGGAACGCATAAAGGAATTGCTCAATGGGACGTAAAAGAAAGATATCCTGCAGGAGTAGCTTGGGCAGAAGCACAAGGTAAAAATTTTAATGACAGACAGACACAATTAGAATATTTAGTATATGAGGCTAAAAAGCGCGGCGACTGGGGCAAAATGATGCAAACAGGATCTGTAGAATCTGCGACAAAAGTATGGGATGCTACTTTTGAAAGATCCGGTGGCGCTAATATGGGAGAACGTTTAAAGTATGCAAAGAATGCTTATGATATATTTGGCGCTCTTGGAGGAAATGTTCAGCCCATAGCTCAATCTGTTTTACAAACCTTTCAGAATTGCGGAGATGCAGTAACAAAAGAGCTGAATTCAGCTATGATTAGTAAAGGCGTGCCAGAAAATAAACTTCTGCCTTGGAATAATGCTGGTGTAGGAATCCCAGATAAAATTATGCAAAGTTTTGGCGCAGGCGCTCAAGTTCCATTAACTCTAGAAGCATTAAAAGCCGCTGGGCCTGGTACTGCAATAGCATTTAGAAGAAGTCCTGGCGATAAAGGATTTGAATACGGAGATACTCATGCTGAAAGAACAGAAATTAATCCTTTTACAAATGAACTTGCGGTAAAATCTTACAGCGCAGGCAAAGGATTCATGTGGAAGTCTCTTACCCAGAAGTATATTGATGACTTGCCTAAAAATTCTACAACTAAAGCTGCTAATCCGTTTATAGTTCCTGGTGCTGGAGCTGTTTCAGTTCCAGGTACAAGTCCTCTTATGAATTTGCCTGGAACGTCACCAGCGAGCGCCCAAATTCAAAACCTAGAAACACAAAAAGGAGTTAATGCTGCTCAGATTGAAGCAGATAAAATATCTGTAGCAAATAAAACTGCAGCTGGTGTAGAGAAAATGCCAGGAGCAATAGATAAAGCCTCCACTACTCAAACAAATACAATTATAAACCAAGTATCTTCTGGCGGCCAGTCTAGTGCACAAGTTATTGATCCGTTTGCAGGTTCTGATCTGTTTGTAGATTTTCTTGGCATGCATGTATCAATTTTTAATCCTTAAGGAGTAGAATCCATGTTAGAATTTCAAGTTCCACAAGAAGGTCCAGCAATTAATCAATCTACAAGTTTGTGGGTTGAAATAAATGCGTATAAATACAGTCCGCAGTCTTCTAATGTTAGAAGTCCTAATGCTGTTAGACATGGAGCCCTAGAAGGAGTTTTTAGATTTTTAGCGCCTTCTGATATACAACTTAACTTAGATCATAACTGGGCAGAATACGAAAACATCACTTCTAGGATGGCAAACATCGTGTCTAACTGGGCTGTTCCAATACAAGACATTAAGTCAGCTTATACTAATACCACAGGAAAAATTTGGGGGGCACTAACAGGCCAAGGCGGAGGTAGTACTGCGCAGAATCCAGGAACAAATTCTACTGTTAACACCATAGCCAATGCTCTAAGTAATTTTTTATCTGGTGATGTTGTTAATTATAGAATTGACGCTCCTTTAGTTTACAAAGGAACCGCAAACTTAGAATATAATTTAAACTTTGATCTTGCTCTTTTTACTGAAAGGCCAAGTTATATAGAAGAGATTTTAAGAAGTCTGATGAAATTTTCTAGTCCAAAGAAAGATGGAGATAATTTTTTGTCAATAATTCCTCCTCATATCTTTTCTGTTAAAACTATACCTGGAGGTCTTATCAACTTAAAATATGCAGCACTAAAGACTATACAACCTGAGATGTCTTATCCTTATGTTAACGGAAAGCCTACTGTCTGTAAATTACAACTAACTTTTCAAGATATAACACCACTATTTTCTGATACTTTTGATGTAGGAAGCTCAGTAACAGTGACTGGTGGACCCAGAATACAGTAAAGCGAGTTTTAATTATGCCTATAGAAAAATCAACATTAGATTTTTATCAGTTAACAAATCACTATCTTAGCAATACTAGTGAGCTTAATTTGTTTAACTTACTTCATGATACAGAAACTAAAGAGTACTTTCTTAATATCTTTAGAAACTATATTATCAATGACGATGCGCAAAAAAGTATTCTTTATTATTTAAATCATGACGTAGACGACTCAGACTTTCCTGACACCATTAGTAATAAATACTACGGCACTCCATTTCTTTGGTGGGTAATTTGTCTATTTAATGATATACAGAATCCGTTTGAAGATCTGTTACCTGGAAAAAGTTTAAAGATTCTCAAACCTCAATATCTTTATCAACTACTAACTGAAATTTCTATGGTATCGGCAAAATAATATGTCTAATCAAGGTATATTTTCAATCAGTATTCGTCTAGGTGCACTAAAAACTGTGTCAATTGACAATAAAGACATTTATGAATGCTACTTCATTGAAGACATTTATAGCTTCTGTTGTTATGGTAAGATGACAATAACTGATAAATATGGCCTAAAGGAAATGGGCCCACTTACAGGAAATGAACTAATTTTGCTGTCTTATGGCAAAGACGCTATTGTAGAACGAGAATTCTCTTTACTTAAAATAGGTAAGATTTCATCTGTTACTGGATTTAAACAAGGTCAAAGCTCAGTATTAGAATTATACTTTGTTGATACCTTTTTTAAAAATTTGACAAGTCTTAAGTTCTCTAAAGCATGGGAAAAGAAGACTAAAGCGTCTGAAATAGTAAATGATATTGTTAAGAACATGCTAGGAATTAATACACAATCTATAGATATAGAACCTAGTGATACTTTCTTTGAAGGTTTTTGTATGCCTTACTGGAGTCCTGCAGATGCTCTTCGTTGGATTTCAGCAAGAGCTAAAGGAACTAAAGGTAAGTGCAATTACGGATATCTATTTTTCTCTAATGGAAATAAGTATATTAACTTTGCTACATTAGACAATCTTCTTAATAATGCTTATACTGACTCTTCAGTATATGTTCTTGAAACATCACAGCTT